GCAATGGTAGTTGCGTTGTGTGTGGGAGTTCTGCTTGCAATACAGAACACGGCGAGGTCGAATATGCAACAGCCTGGCGTGACGCATACAACGCCTATATGGCCACGCACAACGCCTACGTTGAGCAGGGCTCCATCCAACTCGGGGGTACGGAATTTAAGGCGAGGGCCAGGCTTAGAGCGCGTCCAATCGACTACAGCCGTGCGCCAGACTACTTCGACCCGGAACAGCTCAGGGGAGCACAAATCAGAGCCGACATTTCAGAATACTACGACCAGCTCGACGGTTGTTCCTGTGCCGGTGGAAAGCACTCCTGCAATTACTGCCGAGCCATCGACCAGCACTACTCCAAATGATAGGGGCTAGCCCCTCGTAGACGGGCGAGAGTGGCGCCCCTGAGCGGGGAATTTTCTGCCTCGCGGTCACAACGTCTACCTTACAGCTCTGAGACAAAGCAGGCCGTACGCCAGTTATTTCCCCTGCTGGTAACGGTTAAGGGCGTTAGGGGCGCCCTCCGCCTCTTTTCACCTGTAGCGAGTAACGCTTATGTCATGCCAAGACGGAATCATAAGCGCACCAGTTTCTGCCCAAACTGTCACACCAATCGTTGTGACTCGCCAGGATTCCCAAACTGTCAAGCCAGGAGGTCACGCCAGTATCGCAAGCGTATGAATATGCGAACTAATGGCCGCGCGACTGTTGCGTCAATGACAAGGGAACGGTACGCAATACTCAGGCTGCAACATCGAAATCTGAGGGAGTATGGATGAAGTACGAAACAGAAGTTCGTGTGAGCGGTAAGGACGAGAGTTGGAAGTTTCAGGATTCGGCCGAACGCGCGGCGGACAAGCCCAGGGAGCTTGAGCTTTCCCTGTCGTTCGAGCGGATTGACCCTGATCTCAGGGAAATGGATATGTACAGCTTTTTGGTTGACCGCGAAGCATTTGAGGCCACCAAGGTTGGTGACCACCTGCGCGTTACCATTGAAAGCGTGTAACCGAAGAAACCAGGAGGCTATTTGACAGATACTCTTGGAGGAAAGACAGTACAAGATTTGTCGGAGGTCGAGCATAGGTCAAGCTTTCTGTTTTACGGCGAGGCTGGGATTGGAAAAACCTTTCTCGCTTGCACGTCAGACCTTGTGCCTGACCTCCGACGAGTCTTGCTTATCGACTACGAAGGTGGCACGCTGAGTGTGGCTGCCAACTTCCCTGCAATTAAGCGAGTACATGTCGATAAATACGAAGAACTCCAAGAGATATACAACGACCTATATTTAGGTAAGGACGTACTCAACTACAATACGATTATCCTCGATAATCTGTCCGAGATTTGCCAGGCTGGCTTAGAGCGGGCAGCAAAAGATGCATTCGACAGAGGCGACAAAGAGTCTTTTTCTGAAGACGACGTGACACGACGTGCGTATGGGACAAATCTGATTAGGATTCGGACGCTAGTGCGAGCGTTCCGAGCACTGCCTGTGACAACCATATGGACTGCATGGGAGATTACGAAGAGGCGTCCAAATGGAAGAGAGGTAGTAGGCCCTAATTTCCCGGGTCAGTTATATGGGCAAATCCCAGGCATGGTGCAAAACGTAGGTCGGTTGGCTACGACCTACGACGAAGAAAAAGACAGGTACGTACGGTACCTAAGACTGAGGGAGACAACGACGGTAATTGCGAAGCGCCGTGCGAACGGGCTTCCAGATACAATCGACTTCCCAACAATGCCAAAGATTTGGCAGCACGTCCTAACATCGCCACCTGTCAAAATCGAGGAGTAGTTTTGTCCAACGCTGGATTCAGTATGGATTTTACTAATATAGACGCGCACACCGGCTTTGAGCCACTTCCAGCCGGTAAATACACGTTCTATGTTTCTGACCCGCAATTCGGCGAGACTAGCGGCGACGAGCCACAAGAGAAGTTGACTGTGACATTGGTTGGCGCCGATACTTCCCCAGGCGCCAACCGGAAGATCCCTGTGACCTTCACATTCCAAAAGGACTTTGCAAAGCGCATCTTCAAGGCTTTCATTGAAGCTCTTGAAGATGAGAAGGGCCAGCCTATCTTCACCGACTTCTCAAACATTACGGCCGACGATTTGGCTGGTGATGGTGAGAAGCCAAGCAAGATCGCTGGCGCGGTTGTAAGCGCGCAGCTTTCCCTTCGTACCTGGGATCCAACGCGGGCAAAGCCGGGCGCATATGAACCGCTGATGAACCCTGTAACACACAAGTACAACCGTATTGAGGTGTACTTGCCAACACGACGCAAGGGCGCGTCAGGGGTGGGAACACGGCCTCGTAGCTCTCGGCCGTAGTATACAAAACGTGGGGGCGTCACCTGCCCGTGAGCTTGAAAGAGCTTGGCCCGAAAGGGATTTGCTGACAGGCAGGGGCGTCCTCACTTTCGCATCTAACGGGGGTGAGTTATTGCAAGTGGAATCCCCCGAGGCAGTCCAGTCAATGCGTACGGTTTTCTTTCGGCGCATCTTCCAGGACACAGAAGGCTTCCTATGCATTAGTGTGAAGCGTAATAACGGCAGGTTTGACGAGCGGTTCTTTAAGTACCCCGATAGTATTGCTGGGGCACTGGAGTATATCGCTGAGAGCGAGTCATATGCTGACGTATATTACTGCACACAACTGCTTGTGAAGCCGCGTCGATCAAAAGAGAACATCGAATTCGCAACGATTGCATGGGCTGACCTTGACTATTGCAAGCCGGAAAGGCTCCTGGTCGAGCCATCAATCACAATTGAGTCCTCGCCCGGTCGCTACCAAGCCCTGTGGTGCTTTGAGCATCCAGAAACCGGGTTCGATGCAGAACAAGTTTCCAAGCGTATTGCATACTTTCATCGTAATGATGGTGCTGACATTTCCGGGTGGGATCTAACGCAATTATTGCGCGTACCAGGCAGCACCAACCACAAGCCAGAATATAGAATTGAAACAGCAAGGCCAACAGTCAAGGTCGTCAAGCGCTCGAAGGCGCTATACCGGCTTGGCGACTTTGCGCAGTACCCACATATTCAAGGGGAAACGTTCGAGCCACGTGATCTTGACGGCGTCAAACTCCCAAATAAGACCCCTCTGGAAATCCTAGATGCTTATAGGGCAAAACTCCCAGACATTGTCTGGGAGTGGTTTAGCATTGTGCCACAACAAGATTGGTCGAAGGCCCTGTGGCATCTAGAAAAGACACTGCTTGAGGTGGGACTCTCCCCAGAAGAAGCGTTTATTGTCTGTGCTCAAGCAAAATGCAATAAATATGCTCGTGACGGTCGGCCATCTCGGATGCTTTGGGCAGAGATTTGCAAGGCTGACGAGGAAGTCAAGCAGAAGAAGGATACGTATAACCTACGGTTTACTCGGCTCGGCGAAATGCTCTACCCTGAAGAGGTTGAGCAAGTCGAAGCCGATAGGACCATTGTTGAGGACTACGTCGAATGGGCAAATTTGCAAACAGACGCCGCGCCACAGTATCACCAGGCTGGGATTTTCACGATACTTTCGGCCCTTGGCGCGTCGAACATTAGGCTGGCAAGCTCATTTGGAAATATCATCCCAAACCTGTGGTTTATGATTCTTGGGGACACAACGCTCACACGCAAAACAACTGCCATGAGAATGGCAACAGAGATGCTTATGGAGATTAACCCGGGCATCCTGCTTGCTACAGATACCTCTGCTGAAGGAATGATTAGTGCGCTCGCATTACGGGACGGACAGGCGAGTCTGTTCTACCGTGACGAAATTGCTGGGTTGTTTAAGATGGTCAACAAGCGCGACCATCTCGCAGGCATGATGGAAATGTTCACTGGCCTGTATGACGGTAGCCCAACAAAGCGCACACTACGATCACAAACAATTACAGTGCAAAACCCTGTACTGATTTTCTTCGGTGGTGGTATCCGTAACAAGGTCTATGCTGAGCTAACGGAAGAACACATTGAGTCCGGCTTCCTGCCACGCTTTGTCTTTATCCAAGCCGATACAGACCCAGAGGCATTGCGTCCGCTTGGGCGTAGGACGATGGAGGCCACCGATACACGCGACGTATTGGTTGAGCGGCTGACAAAGTTTTATTACAAGTACAGCCAATTGGCGATTACGAATATTGCGTCGGCAACAATCACTTCGCAAATGATCTGTGAGGCAGACCTCACAGACGAAACTTGGGCGCGTTATCAACAGCTTGAGCAGCAGATGACAAAGGATGGTCTGTCAAGCGACGTTTCAGATTTGACCACGCCGATGTACACACGCTTGGCGATGAGTATCCTCAAAGCTGCTGTGCTTATTGCTGCCAGCCGTATGCCAGAAGGCAATGCCATTACGGTCGAGCTGCGTGATTTGCTAAAGGCTATCTACTATGGTCGTGAGTGGCGTACCTGGGCGAATGAAGTATTGACCAGTACGGGCCGCACACTGCACGAGAATAAGTTAATCTCTATTCTCAAGACAGTTATGCAAGAGCCCGGTATTACAAAAGGGCTCATTATGCGTCGGCATAAGCTTATGTCGCGCGAGGCAGAGCAGTACCTTCAGACGCTTATTGATCGGGAGCTTGTTCGCTCTGTTCTCAAGAACAAAGCTCACCAGTATTGGCCAAAGGATGTGACGGATTGAACGACGTGAAGATCGTTGCGGTGCAGTACGAAATTCAGGAAGAGGCAGGGCTTCACCTTCTGACAATTGTGTATACCCTCCCGAATGATGCGAGGGGGTCATTGGCAATCGCACTCACCGATGACGAGAAGCTCGATATCGGTGGCACAATCCTTCCGGTAATGCATGATTTGCTGGAAGCCAAGCTTCTTGGGGATACCTTTGTTCCGTCTGTTCCCTCGGGGGAATAATGCTTCTTAAGGGTACAACCAACATGCCTAGCCGTATGTACCCGGCAATTCTCCAAGAGGTACATGACGGCGATACTATGCTCTTTCTAATTGACCGTGGCCTTCACGACTATGCAAGTGAATGGATCAGGTTGCTTGATGTTTGGTGCCCAGAGCTGAGTCAGCCAGGGGGTAATAAGGCAACTGACGATGCCGAGGCATGGTTCCACGAGCATGAGGACGAGCGCGGTTGGTATGGTATTCAGACAGTTAAGGCTGGTGGCCGAGCTGAAGAGAAGAAAACCTTCGTTCGCTACCTTGCAACTGTCTATGACTTGCGCAATCCGATGACCACGCTGAATTCTCACCTGAATTCGCTCGGGTATCCGATGGAAAGGCCACTGGATGCAGAAAGCTCCACTGGCGGAGTGTGATACGTGCCCACTGCGGCATGAAAAGTTTGTCCCAACAGTCGGCCCAGACAATCCCACATACCTGATTATTGGCGAAGCGCCAGGACTTCAGGAAACGCTACGAGGTAGGCCATTCGTAGGGAAGTCTGGGCAATTACTTAAGCAGGCAATGCGCGGTGCGGACATTGATATCGGACGAGCAGCATTCACAAATACGGTCCTTTGCCGGCCTCCACATAACGAAGATCCAGACAGAGAAGCGATTGCGGCGTGTAGCAAGCGACTTAGGGCTGATATCGAGCGGCTTAGTCCTGAAATCATCATCTGTGCAGGTGGAATTTCCACGAGAGCTGTACTTGGTTCTACGGATGGAGTCTTGGCCGCCAGGATTGGGCCTCCAAAAAGTCACAAGGATTACTCTGGCAGGATTATCCCAACAGTACACCCAGCGTTCGTTCTGCGAAGTCCTACGAACTACGCATACCTCGAAACCGACTTACGTAAGGCTACGATTCGGCCGACTGCTTGGAAGGCACCTCGTTATTTCGTCCCAACGTCCGTACGTACAACGATTCGGTGCTTGGAAGCAATCAAAAGAATGAATCGGCCCATCGCAATCGATATTGAGGTTGCGATTGACAAGGAAACCGACTTTGAGCACCCATCAAATTACGACCTCCTGTGTCTTGGCATTGCGTTTGACGAAGATCACGCCATTGTCATCGGTGCCGACCTGCTGCTTGACGCTCAGGTGGGATGGGCCATTAGAAATCTTCTGCTCAACACACCAATTCTTGCTCAGAATGGAAAATTCGACCTCCCAGGGCTGGGAGCATTTGGGGAATTTAGCCTATCTGATGACACGCTACTCGCCAGTTACGCTCTTGACGAACGACCAGGGACACATTCACTCGATTATCTTGGACGAGAGTTCCTTGGCGCCCCAGATTGGAAAGGGGCCATTGCCCCCTATAAGCACGGACCCGAAGGATTCGGGGGTATCCCGCCACATATTCTGCACAAATATAATGCCTATGACTGCGCACTCACGTACAGGTTACACACCCTTCTCATACAGAGCGTGGACGATCAAGGTCTGCGACCGTTGTATGAATTCCTGGTTCGCAGTTCTAATGCATTAATGAAGGTCGAAGAACAAGGGTTGCTTATAGATCAAGCCTACCATGCTGAGCTTGATGAGAAATACTCCAAACTGCTTGCAGAGCAGGAAACAAAACTTACGAGATGGGTAGAGAACCCAAGAAGCTGGCAGCAAATCCAACGAGCGCTAATAGCACTTGGTATTAAAACTGAATCCACTGATGCTGACCATCTGCAACAGATTCTCGACGCGGTGCGCGACCTGCTAGAACAAAGCCCACAGGAGGGCGTGGCCGTCCGAGCAATGGAAGTTGAGGCATTCATAGATGGGCTACTCACGTACAGGCGCGAT